CCATTAGTTGCTCAATGGTAACAGCCACTTTATTCAACTCCTTTTAATATAAGTAATTTCACTCTAGGTCACGCGGTTCGTATTACACAACTGATAATCTCCAGCCTCATTGCACCTAATATCTCTAGCGGAATAACCACCTAATATCTCTAGCGCAATTCGGCCTGATATCTCCATTGCTGCTCTCCAATAGAGCACTTTATATAATTTCGCCTTTGGCCAACCTCAATTTGATGTCAGGTGAAGGCGGAATATCCTCGTTATCGTCTTCCTTTTTCTTCTTAATTTGCCTGAGTGTATTCTCTAGTTGCTTACCTACACGGTTGAAAACTTCCTCTAATGTTTTTTCATCTATCTCTTCTTCCAGCTCGTCGATTAACCCTTCGATGACCTCTGCTGATTCCTCTTCAGTAGCTGCCTCGAACCTACCCTCATGATCTTCACAATGGGTCCTGGCAGATGCTTCCGTCCATATGTCCTTTGGATATCTCATAGACTGCAACTCCGATGTATCATCTTTTATCCCGAAGATGTAGTCTATACACTTGTCGTCGTGCTCCACATGACAGTTGCTTCTAGCAAATTCATCATACTTGCCTGGGTCCTCTAGTCGACATGAGTGTTCGTTGGCAAATGGACGTATTAGGTATATCTCATCGAGAGATAGCTTTTCCATGCTATCTTCTTTAGCATTTATCTGAAGCGCGATAGCGTCATTGAGTGCTCGAGTCTTGATCCTACCTGCTTTGTACTCCTCTATAAGAGCCTCGGGACATGATGGAATAGGCACGCAGCTTACCTCCATCAGTTCTACGTCCGTATAAGTCAGCCAAGGCTTCTCCTTCTTTCTTCTTGTGTCCATAGCGTGTTCCCTTAGCAGACGGTCCAACTGAAACAAGGACTTCTTCCTCCTGCCTCCTTCTTCGCCAAGAGATTCGTAATCGCCTTCGTCTTCATCCTCTTCGTCGTCCGTATACACCCAGTCATAAGGTCGGAACCCTACACTAAAGGCCTTTAGGATATCCGTCTTGTACAGGTTGTATATCTCTTTGCCCATATCCGTATCTGCAAAGCTAGGCTTAAACTTCAAACCTTCCTTTGTCTTCCTGATCCACATAGCCTTCGCAACTGGGGGGATGTCATAGAGATGAGCCCACATGACCACAGGATTCTTGCGATAGTTTGCAAGATCCCACGCCTCTGTAAGGATCACTGTTCCGTGCCGGTCCAGGACCTCCTTGGAGGCGAAAGCTGTGAAAGATTGTTCCTCATCATTAAAACTTCGCCTATCTATATCAGCAACTGTAAACATTCTGTCTTCTATTTCCGGCATATCGTTTCAACTCCTATCCCTGCATACCAGTGGGGCCGTTTTCTCCTGTATGTGATCTTGAGGCCCCTTCTTCGATTTCTATCATCCTTCTTCGATTTCTATCATATTGAACCTTGAGGCAGGCTCTTTAGATGCCAATGCATATGGAACATGAGAATCGGCATGTGGATCCTCCTCCGGGTCTAACAGCTCCAAGCCGTCAGCTGCCCTCACCTCATTTATTGATAGAATACCTGTCTTTAGATTCGTCTCACGTTCTTTCAACATGAATTCGTTATCTGCCGGTACTGGGTTGTCATAGGCAGCCAGTAACCTGTCGTTGTACATAGGACATAACGACTGATTTAGCTCCTGGCCCAGCTTAGTTACCTCCGGTAGCACACAATACTTTGCGAACTGGTATTCTCCTGCTTTCGCGTTCGCTAGGTTTACGCTCTCAGTCCTTAACATGCTAAGTGGAACCTTATAACCGTTCGCCATCTGCTCCTTGATCAATTTTCTTCCAGCAAGGAAATTCATATCTCTAGAGGAGAACCCGAAGTGTATGATCTTGTAACCCTCCATGACAGGAACTTTAGTCGGGTCTCCCATCATACCGAAGCTTTCGTCCCACATTTTCTGCACTTCTTCAATCTTGTCCTCCTTGTTGGCACCGAAAGAGTAGTCCTCAGTAAGTTCTAGGGCGACAGGGGGAACACCCATACGATCAGCAGTTACTTGTTCAAATTTGTTTATGCTATTCTGCAAATTGTACTCAGCTGAAAGGGCTGCCAGGGGCGACCTACCGTAAAGCAACGTACTCGGTGATGGATACTTGAAATGTATGATTTCACTAGCGTCATAGAAAATCTTCTTCATGCCCCTTCGATATATGTAACCTTTCACTAAGTTGCCCTCGCCTGGGACGATAGACATATATTGAGATGGCATGATCCATATCTCTGCCGGGACTCCTAATGAATTTTTCGGGATGTACCAATAGCAATTTCCTGTGAGGGACAAAAACACCTCAGTTAACTCTTGCAGGTCGTATGCGTTGTGCAAGTTATTGACATTAGTCATCAAGTCGATGACCGGGTGCACTAGCACTTCCTCTAAATCTATAGCACTTCGTAATTGTAACTGGGTTGACGCAAGCGAGAATAGATAATCCTTTTGCTGCTTGCTAACCTCCCTTGTGGGCACATGCACAATGGCTCTGTCTCCCCTGTTTATAGCCACATAAAACCGCAGAGGGACCGACGCAACAGCAGTAGCACGTAGGTCAACACATGCATATATTGTTCCCGTGAAAGCTGCTACTTGCTTACGGAAGTCTTGAGGCCTTATTGCAGTGCCTCCTATACCCTTGCTAGGCACCATGAAGCCTAGTTTCGGATCTTCGGGCGCCCTACTAAAGAAAAAACGCCAAGCCTTTACAGCTACTCCAGTTGCCATATCATGTAACTCCTGTGTTACCCTAAACGACCGGCTTCCTATCCTTTATCTCTCTACAGTACGTCGCTATGCACTTGTCCCTATGCTCAAACTTTATTGTTTCCTCCATTGGTAGCTCGTTGCTCCAGCAGTTAACACAGAACTCATCGTCCTTCCCTTCTAGTACCCTAACCCTTCTCTTACACATCAACTTCATCTAGCGCCTCCTGATCAAGCTACTTTGTGCTTTCGCCCTCTAGCCCAACGTTGATGCCCTTTTGGTCCCTCTTTCTCTGCTCGTGCTTGCTGCTCTGCAAACTTGCCGCTCCAGATTTTAGGTTCCTTGCGATCTTTAAGATGTGTGTATATAGCATATCGGGCGCAGTCTACAAGGTGATTGAAGAAATCAATTGGTATCTCCAATGAGTTGCCATTCTTGTCAACTTTATGCCTATAATTCTTATTCTCCTTCAGGTGGTTCAGGCTACCTTCATAGATATGTCGTGTTTGGCGTCTAACAAACTCAATACCTAAGCTGATATCCTTCTTCGCCGGCTTGACATTGAAACCAGCACGGTAACATTCCTCTATTTTCTCAGGAGATGCTGAGTCAGCATAAATGACCCGTTTCCTACAGCCTACTGGGATCAACCACTCTAACCGTTTAATGAGATCCGGTGTAGTTTCCATAGATTCGTAGAGAAGTTCTCGCTCATACAGCTCCTTCTCCTTGATGCCTACCTCAAGCAGTGCTGCCTCATTTACCCCACCGGAGAAATCGAGCCCGTAGATCACCTCGTCAAAGAACTCGTCTTCCTCTCCTGGATCCTCGGGCCAGTAGTCGACCTCATCCCAGTTACTGTATATCAATCCTTTCAGTATCATCCACAGCCCTAGTCCATACACAGTCCAGTAATGCTCATCTTTACCTTCGGCATCTGTAATAGTTTTAATGTACTTTTCGGTGAGGAACGGGTTGTCAAGGTAAGTGGAATGGTTGACTTCGATGCCTTCATCTAATGGTGGTGTTGAAAGTTCATGAAGGAAGCTGTAGTACTCACATGGATTGAAGCTGGCTACCATGATTTGAGGGCCCTGTCCTCGGAGCCTTAAGCGAAGTTGTTTCCAATCGTCCTCTGTAATGTCGGTCGCTTCTTCTACATATATGATTCCGATATCGGGAATGCTCTTTACCTTCTCAACCTTATCCAGCCCGTGGAAGATCATGACGTTCTTTCCGCAGGTAATAGTGAACGACGACCTGTTCACCTTCACTATGGACTCAAGGTCGTATAAATCTATTAGCTGCAACATTAGCTCCCAGACTGTTGTTCGTAGGGAGTTAAATGTCTTACGCACTATCAGTATGCGTACGGGATCAGGGCCGATCAAGTGTTCTAGGAGCAACCACTGGGCACAAGCATAAGATTTTCCTGATCCACTGCCGCCTACCAGCAGAGCTACAGCTCCTTTGAATTGTTTCAAGAAGCCGTAGGTCCTGCGATTAACTGTTACAGCTACGTTTGTTTGTGGCATTGATCATGGTCTCTATTCTCCTTCTTCTTTTTTATCTTCATCTGCATACTGGATCTTCACTACTACCCGTGCCTGTGCACTAGCAGCTTCTTCTTTTGGCTTCGGCATTACATGACTCAACATCTCTTTCGCTATGTCCACACACACCTTGTTTTCCGACTTAGCGTCGTCAAGTATAGTGTTACATCTGTCTAGGGACTTGTGTGCAGTATCGGCAAGTCTCTCGACAAGCCTCTCCCTAACCATTGCTCTTCTGCGTTCCAATTCTGCTGCTACTAGCGGCTTGTTGCGTAGCTCATAGGCCTGGACATATTTGTACTTGCCGTCTGCATAGCCGGCCTTGACATATGCGTCTTGTTGATTTTCACCAGCCATCAGCAATTCTATAAATTTCAGTTGCTTTACCGTCAGGTTTTTTCGTTGAGCCATAGTTCACATCCACATTGGGCTGATGGTTCCCATATCATATATGGTTTTTGTTTTGCCTCTCAAAGTAACAAGGCAACTAGGTCAAAGTATTGCGAGCCACTTGGACTCTTAGGCCAAATGCAAAGTACAGCTTTTCTAGCGAGATTAGCAACGCGGTTCTCATATCATATATGTGATTTAGCAATATATACATGGTTCCCAAGCATACAAGGCTATACGCATAAGAGGTACGGTTTGTTGGTTCCATTATACTCGCGACTAACATAAGAGACAAGGTTCCCATGCACAATAAGGTTTAGCTCCAGACAAATTATTAGGTAGGGGAGCATCATTAACAGTGATAACCCTATCCCAGACGGTCCAGGAGCTAGAGGTACAATCATGTCTCACTACTGACATTTTAATTATACCACAGGGTCAAGAGTAATGTCAACGGTTATCCTAAATATTGCTAGAATTCTAGAGAAATCAGAAAACTGGAGTCACAGGTGTCACAGGTGTCACAGGTTAGTAGGGACACCTGGTAACATGCAAATTGTAAATTCTAGTGCCTGGAGAAATTTTTGGCAGATCTCTATGATGTCTTGGGGGGCTACGGTCCTCTTGTCTGGCCAGTCATCTTTTTAGGAGATATCTTCCCTCTGGAAGAGGGGATATCCCTAACGACTGGAAGGGGACCATTTAGAACATGAAATCCAGAGGTCTAGAAATCTATGAAATCCATTCAAAAAATTCTGAGAGGATAGTGCACCCTGGACACCTTAGAATGACCTGTTCCTATCGCTATACATCATCTGGTTCCAATAAAAATGATTTTTTTCGTGACATTTGTTGAAAATTGTTATATAATATAGACGATGAGAGAAAAGAAACAAAATCAGGGAAAAAGGAGGTAGCACAATGGCAGAAGAATTATTAGCCCCTGGAGAAGTAGCAGCATTCCTTGGGGTATCCGAGTTCAGCAACGAGTTCAGCAAAACGTAGACGTCGTCCAGATCCACCTGCGCCAGTTCGTTGCTGCTTCGTATTCATGATTCCGGACTCGGATTCACCATCACTGTTGTAGCCTCCACTATCAGCTCGGGACGCAGCAGCAGGGCTCGGAGCACCGAGGAGAGGATTATGAGTCCCCTGCTTCAATAGCGGGTACGAACTTGTCCGCCCGAATCTCCCCAGGCAACTCAGTGACCCTAGGATATGAGCGAATCTGGATTTAACCTTTN